TCTGCTAAATCAGCCTCTGAGTAATCAAAAACGCAAGCGTTCTTAGTGTATGTTGCCGAGCTAGTGCTAGTCTTCCCTGTCGCTGGGTTATACGCGCCATCCGTTACACGTGTAAATGTGTACGATTGACCGAACTTTTCAATCATTCGGCCAGCAGACGACTGCAAAGGCGTGTAGTTATAACTCATGCACGCGACACCAAAGACATAGGTTCGGTTAGCTTGTTTAATGCCCTGGTCAAAGCAGGCGTTGCACGCTTCATGCCTGTGTTTGATTTGTAGGTAACCGCGATGCTGTCGATTTTCTCGCTAATCACTTCGCGCTCATCAGGCAACAATTTGCTGTCGCCGTCAATTTCCACCTTCACCGCTTCGTAAACCGCAAGTTTTAACTGATTGGGGATTTCGTCAGAATCAACCGAATAACCGTCAATATAAACCATGTCTCTAGGCCATTGCAGCGGCTGTGTTTCTGTATGCTTCAAGCCTTTAAAGTCTAAAGACTCGATATAATCCATTGCGCGGTAAATTTGCTGTGTTACCACTTCGTCTGTGCCATAGGTAATGCCGCGAGCATCAGCCCATGCTTTGAAGTCGGCAAGCGAAACATAAGTATTCGCACCAGTAACGATTGCGCCTGTTTCTACTACCAGTGCCATATGCTTAACCCTTTACTTGGTAACCGCCTTTCTTGAAGTTATCAACTTCGCTTGGATGGACGTTAGCTTCTTTGCCATCATCACGAATCATTACAACCAAATCAGATTTTGGCTTAGTGACTCGTTTTTTCGTTGTTTTCTTTTCTTCCATTTGCCACTCCAAGTGAGAAGGGAGGCCGAAGCCCCCCTGTCACGTTTAGCCAAGCAGTGTTGCGATAAAGTCTGATTTCCAAGCCTTAACGCCCCAAGCCGCTGCAACTTCAATCATGGTTTTACGATACCCTTTGTAAACACGGATTTCGAAAACTAGACCTGAGTGCGGGTCTTGAACCAGCATTGCATCGTCAGCCGCGTCACCACCCTCGGGTACAGCAGGCGCACGAACCGCAAGCTCAAGTGCTCGGCGGTGGAATGCTACGTTAGCAGTGTAGCTGTTGCCCACGGTCAAAGCCGCGTTGTCAGCTACCGCAGTGCGCAGACCAGTTTGACCGATAACCAGAGAGCCACCAGACAAAGCAGTGTTAACCACATACTTGTTAGTGTCGCCGTTAAAGGTAATAACATCACCAGCCAAAATAGTGCCTGAACCGCCATCTACAGCAATTGAAGTGTCACCGATAGCCGCAGACGCATCGTTCAGCAAGTAGCTAGCGCCAGTGCCTTTGGTGTGCGAGCGTACAGCCGCAGATTCACGGATACCCAAGCCTTGAAGGTCAAGCAAAATGCCTTGACGTAACAAGTCAGTGCCGCCAGCTTCGTTGGCTTTCTGCAACTGCGCCAATTGACGAAGGTTGGTACCTGCCAAAGTGTTAAGAACAAGTGATACCTGTCCGTCATTCTGGGGCATACCGTTGTCAACCAAGATTTGGCGAATTTCAGCAACCTCAGAGAAGTTAGAGCCGAAAGGCGTAGTGCCAGCAGTACCGAAAGCGCGTGAAGAATTGGTGTATGCTTCAGTTGCCAAGTCTGCTTCAATCTCGTTGCACAAAGTGCGCATAGCTTGAACGATCTGGTCACCATAAACAGTATCAAAACCAATACCGTTGTTCAGGTGGCGCACATCTTCGCCAGTGTAAGGAATCTGAACAGCGCGTGACTTGCTGATAGACAAAGTTTTATTGTCTACAGTTTGGTCAGTGCCTTCAGGGATGGTCATTGCCTCTGACACGTCTACAGCAGATGCCGCACGCGTGAAAGACGCACGAACGGTATCACCTTTGGCAACACGCTCTGAACCGTCAGCGTTAATGGTTGAAGCAGGAATGAAGCCAACAAGCTCCCGCCCTACTACGTCAGCCGCTTTATAAATATCGGCGGCGAGATTAGTTAATACGTTAGCCATTGTTGGCCTCCTTATTCATCAAAAATTTTACCGCCTGATTTTATGAACTCGGCTCGTTTACCGTTATTCATAGCATCAAAGTCGGCTCTACTCATTTGCTTTTGTTGGCCATCAGCTCCGCCTTGGCCTCTTGCGGCTCCACCACCTTGGGCTTGGCTACCATCTACCAAAAACGGATAAACCGTCTTAATAGATGTTGCCAATTCATCAAGAGTTGAAACAGTCAATTGCCCTGACTCATCCGCAACCCTGATCTCGTCATCAACAAGCGTTAGCCTCTGGCTAATTTGCTGTTGCAGTAATTGTGCCTTCTGTGCGTCTTTTGTCAATCTTGCGGCCAACTTTGCCGCCTCGGTACCAATTTTCTGACGCTTAATGTTTGTGTTCAATTCTTCCAGCTTTTGCTTAAGTGTGTCGCTTTCCTGCTTCTGACTCTCAAACAACTGCTTGTAATCATTTTCGGCTTTGGCTTTTTCTTCGGCCTCTGCCTTTGCGCGACTTCGTGCTTCTTCGCGCTCTTGCTGTACCTTCTTTTTCTCGGCCAGCAATTCATCAACTTTGTTTTTCAGCCCAGACGTTTCGCTTTCTAACTTGCTTTGAAACTCTGACTGTAATTTTTCCGATAAAACCTTTTTTACATCATCTTCTAAGTTTAGTTCGTTTAAGAACTCCATTGCTCACCTCTGGTTTGCAAGTTTGCGGCTCTGCCGCTTTTTGCTTGAATAATCAAGCCCCATTGCCAATGATACCATTTACTAACAAAAATAAACAAACCTATGGTTTAAGAGCTTCTTTTGGCGGCTTTGCTTTAGCCTTGATATTAAACGACTCGTCCAATGCCTTTAGCTGGTCAAGCGGAATCGGGTTACCCTTTGCATCAACAAAACGGTCTAGGCTTAGCTTCTTACCCCTAAACAGCTTGCCTCTGTCTTTGCCTAATACTTCATCCTGAAACGCGGCAGGCTGTCGGCGTAACCATGTCTCATAGTTAGTGCCTGCGCCAATCTGCTCCTTACCATCTGCACCAATGGCAGGCCGTTCGCCCTCAATATCAGCGCCTAGCGTAAACTCTGGTTTTACCTTGGGCACGATTGTCGAGCGGCAGTTAAAATGCGCTGGTGGTTTTGGTGCGTCTGGATCATTGAACGAAAAAACCTGACCATCAAGAGAGCCGCATAGAATCGTTGTTCTGTTATCCAGCGCCGCCACCCACTCGTAGCCGTCTAAAACGTCTTCGTTTTCCTGCATTACTTGATTTCTAGCTACGGTCGCAACATTGTTAGTCGCCGTTCTAGCTATAGTCATAGCTTGGTTTTTATGCAATCCAGATAAACGCTCCAATCTGTCTGCAATCTGTCGGTTAGTTTCTCCCAGTATCGCGCCGTCAGAAATTTCCTGCGCTATCTGCTGTGCGCCTCTATTGGTAAATGATTTAAACACGTCAGTCATGCTTAAGTATTTACCGTCAGATATCTTCATTCTGGATAGATCAACTGCCGCGCTTATCTGCTCGGGCGATGGCAAGTTAACACTGCCTGCCACATTAGTTTCTAAAAGCCCTTGGTTAAACTCAGACTCATATAGCGCAAAGTCTTTTAGTTCTTCTATTCGCTCTTGTAAGTTACCGTCCACAATGGTTCTAAACTGAACCTGCATGTCAGCGCTAAGCAAGCGCAAGCGGTCAACCTGAAAGTCTGTTAAGTCGCCACTTGTCAAACTGCGAATAGCCGCATCAGTTACATTCTGCAATGCCTCAATGGTTTTTTTGCCAACACCAGAACCAAACCTCTGAATAAAGATTTGGTGTCGAATCATTGCATTGGCAATAGCGTCTTGAGAAGACATTATTTTTTCTTTTTGTACCCCGAGGCGTAAATAGCCTTGGCTTGTTTTTCAGCTTCCGCTTTCGTCTTGTAGACTTTGCCAGTCTTGCCCCAGCGGTAACCACCTTTCACTTTCATTACAGGCATATGCTCACCACTTAACTTTATCGCTCCAATAGGCCGCAGACATTTTGCCCTTGGCTATGTTCTTTGCGTGCCTTGCCTTAAACGATGCTCGCCGCGCTTTGTCAGCGTCACTTTCGTTTTTCTTTGGTGGCGAGCCTTTAACGCCTTGCTGTCCAAATCGAATAATCTTTTCTTTGCCGCCCTCGCACGCTTTCACAACATGCGATTTTGTCGGATGGCTTGGCGTCCGCTTAGGCTGGTTGCACTTCATTTTCGATTTGTCGATTTTAGCCATGATTACACCATAGGGTTAATGTTTTCTCGTTCCTGCTGAACGTCATCGAGCGTGCGCGATGGGTCAACAATGCCCGCAGACTGCAAACGGTCGAAAATATCTTTATCGCCAATCAAGTTACGGTCTAACAGAGTAACCATCGACATAATTAACTGCGGATCTACTGATTTGTCGTAAAACTCGCGATTCATTTTAAACTCAATGTCTGAATCATCAGCGCCCATAAATTCAGCGCACCAGTAAAGGCAAGTTTCGATTGCTTCGGATAGATTGGCCACAATGTCGCCCAACACCGAGTTTTCACTAGCAAAGCGAATTCGTGCGCCTTCTGCCGTTTCGTTTGTGCCTCGGTCAGTAATAATGCGAGCACCAATAGCAACCATTTGCGCTTCTTTTGACTTCATCGCCTCAAGCACTAGGTTGTTAGGGTCTGCCTGCAATAGTGTAGCGCTACCAGTTTCACCCAGCACATGACCTGCGCGAGAACCCAACTTAATGCCGCTAGGGTTATAAGCCTGCCATTGCTCAACACTCAAGCTGTGCGTAATAAACAAAGTTGGCTGGCCAGTAATAAAACAGCTTTCTTCGTAGTCTGCCGAGTTGCGATAGTGTGCAATATTTACATCAGCAATATCAGATAGTGGTGGGTCATCGACTGTCGAGTCGTTGTTTTTGCTACCAACAAACTGAGCAGGGATAACATCCCAATTCGTGCCATCTGCGCGTTTTGGATAAACTTCTTCCGTGTACGGTTGCTCATCGCGGTAAATCTGTTGCGTGTAACCGTCTGGCCTTAAGCGTAAAACGCGGTATTGGGTTTTTGATTCATGCCCAAACTCGTCATCGTCAGAAATATACTGCTCAGCTAATACGCACATTGTGAGCAGTTTACGCCCGTTGATTACTTCTGTTTTCCAGTTAACCACTTGCTCGGCAGTGTATGGGATAATTGACGCCCGCAAATCCAGCATCATTGTTTGCTCTAACGATAAATCGCCGTCAACCTGTGGATAGTCAACAAGAAAAAGTGAGCGCCCAGTTTCTAGCAAATTAGATAATTCATCTTTGGCTAATTGAACAAGGCTTAAGCCATCGCCTGTTGCATCATCCTCTAAATAATAAAGCTGTTCGGGCAACTCATATCTAGGCTTATGCCGAAAGGCAGCACCCACAAGCGCGTTTTTCGTTCGGCCAGTAAAGTTAGTAAACACCGCTCGTTTTAAATACTGTCGATAGCGTACAGTTTCAGAGCCTATACGGTCATCGTTAGACTCTGCATCAGGTACAGGCAAATAGAGATGGCGCTTTTGTTTTACGGCAACTGAGCCTTTTACAGCATCGCGAGTCTTTGCCCAGACTGGCGCATATAACTCATACTGTGGATGTTTAGTATCTACTGGCATGATTTTAGCCCAATGAAAATTTTATACATGATAACACTTTACGTTGCGAAGGCGAACGGCACATTAGCTACAGGCTTAACAATCGGCATTTCGTATGCTATAGGGTACGTTGTCGCATCGTTCTGGTGGTCATTCCCGCTTGTCTTATCAGGCTCGCCATTCTTGTAGGCTTGCTGTTCTAAGCAGTTAGCAACCGCTGGGCATAGCGTGTCATTCACTCTGATTCGCCCAGATTCAAACGCTGCATTTGTCGCAGTAACCCTGTCTTTAACCGCTGGGTTAGTCTTCTTAGCTCTAACGTAAAAGCCAGCCTGCTGTAATAAAGCAATATCAGAGAGCGAAGCGTTAACTGTCTTTCTACTGCCGCCGCTTGCGTCTGGGTATATGTAAATTTTATGGCCTTGGCTTTGCCACTTATCCTGTATTAGCCTAATCATTTCGGGCGTGTCATACATACTGGTTAATTCTGCGACCGCGTGCCATGTATAGCCGCCGTCTCGCTGAACATAAACAGTTGCCGCCTGTTGCGTTACGTTGAAGTCACACCCGATAAATAAAGGCTCTTTATCTTTTATGGTTTCATCGCTTCTATGCGCCACTCGGTCATAGCTTTGGTAAACAGTGCCCGAGGTTAGGTTAACGAATCGTCCGTTAATGTAAGCCTCTAGCAATTCAGACGGATAAATAGCCCTAAGTGAATCTATGTAATCAGGCGGTAAGTATGGGTTAGAGGTTGTTGGCGCTTGGATAATCTCATAACCGTCTTTGGGGTTTTTTTTCCAAGTCTCATAAACGAACTTAAATCCTTCTGGCGTGGTCGTTACGCCTATTGTGTTCTGCCCTTGCTTCTTCTGGCGATTCCTTGCGAGTATCTGTCGAAAGGCATATGCTGCATCATCGCTCTTTAACGTGTCTAGCTCGTCTATGTCGGCGTCTGCGTGCTCATAACCTACAATTCTATTTGGGTTATCCATAGATCGGAAAATGATATTCCCGTAACCCTCGATACTTATCATGTTCAAAGGAGACTTAGCCAGCTTGTAGGATATATTTAAATCCGTAAGCACTGCCTCAAATCTTGGCCAAGCAATCATCCTAATAAGATCATAGGTCGGCTCATAGAAGCCTCTATTCGTGCCTTCGTTGGCTAACAGGCCGAATATTGATCTAAGAATAGCCGCCTCTGTCTTGCCAGCACCAAACCCAGCAACCAAAGCAGGGAACTTTGCTTTACTGGTTATGTAATTAAACTGTGGAACTGTCGGGCTTATGTGAAAATCTCTGCCCTGTGTTTCATGCCTCATGTGGCGCGTTCAAAATTACATTGATTGGCTGCTTAGAGTCGCCTTCAGATTCTGGCTCTTTCCATCCTGCCTGAGTCTTAAGATAGAAAATATTTGCGGTCACATTGCCTTCTTTGGCAAGCGAAATAAGATTTAAGCCCATGTCTGCGTGTTGTTTTGCTCGACCTCTTTTATAAGCCTCAGAAACTTGGGGTTGTCGCTTTTCAATTTCTCTTAGCGTATTCTCACAAATTCCAAAGTAATCAGCTACTTGGCCTTTTGTGAGTACAGAC